TCAATTATTTGTGCTAATATTTTTTTATCCATTTTATGAGAATGTAAAGAATTTATGTATTAATGGGTTTGCAGGTGGTAATGACCATTCTAAGTCATCATAGAAACCTTGTAATTTATTTTGTAATATAGTTTCAAAACTTTTACCTCTATCAATGTACTCATTGATAAAATCTCTAATTTTGTCTGAAAGATCAAATTCTAAAAAAGCAATTGCTTCTATATTATAAGGATTGTTTTTTAGATAAACCCATTTTACTTTGTCGCCTTGTACAATTTGACTATGTTTAGAATCTAACTGCCAAAATCTTAATAAATCATTGTGTTTAATAGATGCTTTAACAGATGCACCTGCTCCAGGCTTTATTTCAGATAATATCTTACCAGGTTTAGGATGTGATGCAACATATTCATTTAATGTTTTAACTGAGGTTGGATTACCAATTAAAGTAAAATCAACATCAGATGAAGTTGCTTCTTGTCTAAATTCATGAATTTTTTTATCTACAATATTTTGTGGAGTACCTTTAATAATTAATTCAAGAATTTCTTGATAAAACTTACCAAAGTATTTAGGAAAATTAGCTTTTTTAAACTCTAATCCTTTAATATCAAGTTCTTCCTTTGATATACCCTCTTTTTTAGTAATCCATTGAGCATAACGTCTTGTAGCTCTAAAATAAGCAGAACGAATAACACACTCAGTTTTCATTTCTAGACGGTGTGTATTAATATTAAAGGCTTCCCTAGCAAGTGTATTATAATGTTCTGTTATAATGTCTTGATACTTAAGAGCTACTTTCTCTAATAAATCATCTTTTTCCTGATCAGATTTTTCATCAAAATCAGGGTATAGGTATTTTAAAAGTGGTTCAGCATTAAAGTAATTAGAGTCTGTATCCACATAGGCGCAAAAGTTAAAATCACCTTCATCACATATCCACCATGGAGTATCTTCTAAATGCTTCATATTAAAATGTTCTTTCTCCTGGTACTGGTGGTAAATTAACTGGTCTATTACCTTTTGAGTCTATATCAGATCTTTCTTTAAGAATAATTTCAAATGAGTTTCCATTAATTTTACATTTACCTCCTTGTTGTAACATTTTCTTAAAGAATTTTTCTTGTGAAGCTTCCCAACTTTCAGATAACTCAATAACTAATTGTTTTTCAGCTTTAGTACCATTAACATAAATGGTAACTCCATTTCTAATTGATTGTCCTTTTAATGCCATTATATTTCTAATTTAATTTCACCTCTAATTACTTTGTTCATATGTCGGTTAGCACAAAGTGCTGATTCTTGGATAATACGTTGACCACTTAATGTAATTGCTTCTGATAATATTACATTTCCATATCTAAATGTAGGTAATGCTGTAGCACCATAAAGTGAATTAAGTAAGATTTTCATTGTGTATTGTAATAAATGATATTTTTCACCTCCTACAGTATCACCTGCTTTATAAGCTTTTTTCATTTTACCTTTATATAAAACCCTTTCATCAAACCATTTATTTAAGATAATTGATAATACGGACTCTTTATCCGTACGGAATATAACACCATTTGCTGAGATAGCCAAATTATATTGCTGAAGTAGTTTAACTATTTTAGAAGAAGTCCAATCAATTTTATTAAATTTATCTTTATTAGTAAACCATTCAGTAGTACGAGGTTTATCTTCAGTATCATTGATTAAATCAATTAAACCTAAACGATTATTTCTATCATTAAAATCAATAATTCTACCTACTAATGTTTCTTTACCAATATTAAGAGACATAATAATTGAAGGATATAGTGAAGTTAAATCCTCATCAAACATGTAACGGTATAAACCAGCTTTAGGACAAAATAAATAACCACCTGCATAGTTAGCCTTTTTAATAGGATTTCTATCTCTAGATGGTGGAATTATACCCTCTGATAATAAGAAGGCTGAAATAGCACCATCATGAATTTTAGATGATTGGTAAACATCATCATAGTGAATTTTACCTTTATGTGCTAGATTTTTAGTTAAACTAATATAATTAAATTTGTTGTCTAATGCTTTTAAGATTTCAACATCTCGAAAGTTATACTCAATAAATTTTTCTTTATCAGTTTCAAATAATCTGTCTAAGCTACCTTCATATTCAATTTTAGATAATTTACAGTATCTTTCTCCTAATGCATCTAACTTATAAGAGGGTTCATCTGCAAACGAATATTTTTTATGTAAACGAAGATAATCTAAAGAATATACACCTTCAATTCTTACAGGTTGATCTTCATTCCAAAAAGTCATTCCTGATTCATTGGTGAATTTTTGTTCTTTAACTTTACCTATTGGAGATAAATTATTAGCTCTACGTTCACCTAATTGATTTAAAATTCTATAATAAAGGTAAGGTATATCGAAATAATCACTATTATAACCAATTAAAATATCAGGACTAACTTTAGTTAAATAATTTAACCATTTATTTAATAGTTCTCTTTCATTAGGTACAGGAATAATATGTTTATTTCCTACAGTAGTTTTTTCAATTTTATTATCTTTGTCTAAAATTAAGATGTACCACTTATCTTCTTGTTTGTGCCACCAAGCAATTGAGGTAACTGGTTTAGGTGCTTTTCTAATATATTCAGGTGTAAGTGCACCACCCATTTCAATCTCAATATCAAAAAATATTTCTTGGTGGGTAGTAGAAGGTTCATCATTTATACCATACTTATCAATTAGAAATTTTTGATGAATAGGCATATCATGATAATGAATAAATGGATTACTTCCTTCCCAATATGTAGTTTTCTTTAAAGGTTCTCCGTTTAGACCAAAATGTGTAGCCTGGTTTTGGCTACACACTTCATAAGCATAATTTTGGAATTCATGTTGTTCTACTCCATCATCGGTCCATAAGGTAACATTGTATCTATTTTTACCTAATGAAGTAGTAACTATGTTTTTATAACTCATTTATAACCTTTATTTAATATTATTTTTTCTTTTTAGGATAATATTTTCTTTTTTTCTTAGCAGGTTTTGGTGTTTCTACTACTTCTTCTTGATTAAGAACTGAATCACCTGAAAATACTTTTTCTACAAACTCTGGTTCAATTACTTCAAGTTCTGATGCTGGTTTTGTCTTAGCTTTCTTAGCAACTACTGGTCTTAGATCCTTGTTATACAATTCCTCTGCAAGTTTGATATTTTCCAATTCCTCTTTAGTGTATGTTGGAGTAGTAAATGGAAGATCATCATCTTTTTTGTGAAAGGTGTAGGTTAGGTAGGCTGCAACTATTAGTGCTGCTGCTAAAATTAATACTGCTGTTATCATGTTTTTTGGTTTTTAAATTAATTTCCTGTTATTTGTTTTAAGTATGATTTCTGGATTTCTTTATCTGTAAAGAATTGTTTTAAGTTTGGTTTGAAGTAATTTACATTCTTCATTACTTTTCTGTCTCTTGATCTATATACGATAAAATAGTCTCCAACTTTTTCGTAATGACATTCTTCACCTTGTTCACCCGATCTTTGAATGACAGTTGCTTTAGCTTCGTCTTCAGTTCCACAAGCTTTAGATAAATTTGAAGCTTGTACCTCTTGATATGCCGGCCATATCTTATCCTTAAGGCCATGTAGCATAGTACCGTTCCCAGTGGCAACATAAGTAATATCACACAAAGCATCCAGAACCTCAACGATGTCTCCTTTCTCGCAAGCCTCTTTATATTCTTCAAGTTCTTCAAGGATGAAATTGTATACAAATTCCCATTCTTTTCTTTCGGGGATGTTTGCTTCATAATTGTTAGGTTTGCCCATTACGGCGTTAAATTCTTCTACCTCGTCAATAAAAGGTACTTTTGGATTTATAATCATAACTTTGTTTTTAGTTTATTTTTTTAACTGCTCCTATTATTAGGTAATAAGGCCAATCCGAATATAATAAATGATTTTCGTTTATCAAAATTTTTTCGCCTATTTTGTAATCAATTTTTTGACCTGCTTTTGAAGCATGAATTTCATGTAAGACTTCATAAATACCTTCTTCAGCAGGTGTTGCTGCAGAACGATCATAAATTTGAGGTGAATTAGCTTCTACATTATATGGTACAGCTCCATTTAACCATTCTTGTCTACCATTACAACCACAATCTTCTATACCCAAAGCTTCAGTTATAACTTCTACAGCCTTAGATATACCAGTTGCATAAGTGATTTTTGCAATTGTATCACCTAATCCTCTTGAAGGAGCATTTGGATCGAAATCTTCTATCATTTATTTTTCAGAAACAAGGTTTTGGAGTTGAGACTTTAATTCTTGTAAAGTATTTTCAAGATGTTGTAGGGTTTGTTCTAATTCAGGTAATTCTTTAGAAGATGCTGTTTTTTTAGATTCTTCTATATTTGAAATGTCTTTTCCTAAATTTGAAATGATTTCTGAAAATTGGATTAATTGTTCTGCTGATGTCATGTTCTATTTTTTGTTTAAATAATCTTGTATAGGTTCTGAGTCTTTCTTCTCCCAAGGATATATAATCCATTCATCTCCTTTATGCTCGTGAGCATAAATATTTGGTTTATAACAAGAAGTATGGGGTTTATAATGCAATACTGCTGTATAAATACCAACTGTGTTTTTTAATGTTACTCCAGTATCACAAATATCATCTATTACCAAAGTATTAGGTAACATCACGTCAGACCACGGTAAACCTAATTTATGTGATACTAACACGGCAGGTATAAGCCCACCGCGTTTTAGTCCAAATACTGAATCAATATTAGGTTGTTCTGTGATAATTTTTTCACATAAAATATTAACTAAATCATTAATATCATCCCAACCTAAATAAATTTTATTATTTATTCTTAAAGCCATTATACTGGGTGTGTTCCGTTATTAATTTTAATTGAATCAAAGAATTCTTCACGAGCTAAATTTCCATTTTCCATAAATACACCTGATGCTTTAGTAGTAACCATTGAAGCACCTTGATGTTTTACACCTCTGCAAGATACACAGTTGTGAGTACCAACAATAGAAACAATTACACCTCTATTATTCTCACAAATTTTATCTACTGCTTGATGAATAGCTGAAGTTAATTGTTCTTGGATAGCACCTCTTCTTCCAAAGTGTTCTACAATTCGATTTAATTTAGATAAACCAATTACTCTACCATTTTCACCTACTACATAACCAACGTGAACTACTCCTCCAATTGTTTGGTGGTGATGTGAACACATTGAAGTTAACGGAATGTTTCTTTCAATTACAATACCATCATAACCATCAGAAGGGAATGAAGTAATTTCAGACATTGGAGTATATCTACCTTTCCATAAATCATTTACATAAGCTTTAGCTACACGTCTTGGAGTATCAGCTGAATTTGGGTCATTTCTCCAATCGCAACCTAATGCATCTAAAAATTGACCATAGGCTTCGGCAGCATCTTCAATCATAGATTGTTTTTCTTTTTCGGTAAATGGAAAACCTGGTGCAACACCGTTTGCATAACCTACAGGAACGATTTCTAAATCGTTATGAATCTTTTTTCTGTTTTCTGTCATAAGAATAAGTTGTTTTTTTATCTTTGCTTGTAAATTTATATCCGTCTAATGTAATAAAATCTAATTCGAGATCCAAATCCTCTACATAAAATTTTATATCACCTATACTAATTTTTTGATTACACCATAACCACCATACAGTGTTTAGTAAATCAAATTCTATTAAATATGCTTCTTTTAATCTCATTATACTTCTCTTTTATCTTCAAATGCAATGATGTGTGGTCTCCAGGTCAATCTATATCCATTATCTCTTACCCAATCAAACATTTTAGGATATGATTTAAATAAAGCTTCTCTTGAATCTCCTGATGGCATGAACCAGACTTTGTCTTGAGGTATATCAAGCACTTTAATTAATCCTAAAATTTCTGCTAATGTATCTTCGTCTTCTCCATCCCATACTGGTTTTAAATGGTAATCAGAATGATAAGCAATTGATTTAGATATTGCATCAAAATTAAGTCTTAATTTGTTATGTTGCTTAACCATTTTCTCATCAACGATGTCCCCTTGAGGCGTCGATATACCAACTTTAGGAACAGAATTACTAAATTTAGGACTAATGCTAAGTAAGTTAATAGGGTAATCAGTCTCCAAAAAGTGACTCCCTTCGGTTTCAATAGTAATAAATATTCCTCTATCATGTGCAAAATGTGTTAATTCATTTACTAATGCTGGGTGCATTGTAGGTGATCCTCCTGTTAACATCATCTCTGTGATGTGAGGATTTGCATCATACATGTTTATGATGTCTTGGAAACTGATATGTCCTTTTTCAGGATGTATAGAAGTGTACCAAGAATCGCACCAACCTCCTTCACCGAACCAACAACGGTGTGTACATCCTGTTGTTCTTACTACTACGGTTGGATAACCTGCTCTACTTCCTTCTGATTGTACTGCTGTGTATAGCTCTACAATTGGTAGTGTTTTGTTATAATTTTCAATTCTTTTTAATTTATTCTCCATATATAGCTGAATTCTTATTATGTTCTTTAAATTCTACACTTACCACTCTCACTCTTCCTTCTGTTTCTATTTTAATAAATTCAGATACTTTATCGTAAATGTATTTTGCAAACTGTTCTGCTCCTGTAGCAGGAACTATTCTTAGTTGGATTATTTCTTCGTTGTGCATCTCTAATGCTTTTGGTAAGAATGGATCATCTTTTGCAATGATATAAGTATGGTCGAACATATGATCCATCCATGCTTTAGGATTCATACCATCAATCTTATTCTTAGCTCTTTTCATTCCTCCAAAGTCCCATACCCAGTTTCTTTCATCTAGTTCTCCTTCAAAGATAATTTTGAAAGAAATACCGTAACCATGAAGAAAACTGCAATGAGTATCTTTTGCTCTCCATTGACGAAATACTGTAGAGTATCCATCAAATATTTTTGTTGATTGAAATTTCATATTAAAATATTAAGTTGTAAATTATTGTCCAAATTGCTATAGTAATTGCTATCATGCTAGTCCAAAGAATTGCTTTAGTGTAATCTTTTTTCATTATACTAGTTCTTCTTTGATTCCTACTATCTCTGCTAAAAGCAAACCTATAAAGGCTACATCGTACATCCCAAAAATACCTGCTCCACAAGCTAATATTCTAATTAAGGATTTGGCTATTGATAATTCTAAATGCTTTTTAGCATCAGGTTGTTTTACTTCTTTATTTTCTTTTTCCATAACTGATTTGATATGATTATTTAATTGTCTCATAAAATTAATATACGTAAAATATTTTAAGATTCCAAACTTTTTGGATAGTATTTTTCATATAGCTCTGCTTCTTTTAGAGCACAGTCATCACATTGAACTCCTCTTCCAACTGTGTTTAGTAGTTGATCGTAGTACGAAAGGCTATCAAGCTCTTTCATTTCATCTTCAGTAAGATCTGTTCTTTCTAAATTTTCAAACCAAGTACCTCTTCCCCACTTATCAATTTGAGCTTCTGCCTCAGGGATTGGTAAAGTCATGGAAATAAATCCGTGATAACAATCTTGTTTTTCTTCACCGCAGTGATGACATGTTTCTAGTTTTTTCATTTCCAAAATAATTGAATTAACATTATACAAACTGCTAGTCCTAGACAAATTAAAGTTTTTAAAGATAAAGGCTCTCTAAACCAAGCCCATGACATTCCTGTAAATACAATTGCCCCTATTGCAAATCCCAATAGACGTGAAGGCCATAATTGTCCATCAAAATGGACTACTAAATATTTTACTGATTGTATATAAAGTAGAGATAAAGGAATGCCTAGTAAAGACATATAAAATGGATTTTCTTTTGCCCATTCGTATTTAAACTGACCTTGCAATTGAAAAAAGGTAAGTATTTGTGCCATTAGGCCATAAAGTAATCCTAGTACAAAATTCATAACTGTTTTTTATTATTCTATTATTTTTTCTACATAAGTACATATCTCTCCTAGATCAAATCCTTTTTCTAATAATAGAGGTAAAGAGGCTGGTTTACACCAAGCATATACAAGCCATCCTACATACTTACCCTGTACATATTCCCATCTTGCATCCCATAGTTTTCTGAAGATTCCTTTTCTTCTATGCTCTTCATGCACCCAAGCATCTAAGAATTTAATCTTTTGATCCTTTTCTCTCTCCATATAGATATGGCCTACAATCTCTCCATTTATCATTGCAATCCAAGTCTCCAGTTGTTGGGCATTGCTTTTTAGGTGAATTATTTTTATGTCCTCCATTTGTAGTATATTAATTTAATAATTCATCTACAATTATACCATGCTGATCTAAAATATCTCCTATACCTTCAGCCATTGCATCTATTCCATCAAATACATCGTTGTTGGTATTATCTTGAGCTTCAAATCTATTTTCCATTTTCTTTCTCAATTGAATAATGTCCCATAAAGCCATAGCCATATCAAAGGATTTAACTGCTCTTTTAAAGTCCTGACTGTCTTCTGGGTCTGAAATATCGTATTTAAGTATTGCTTTGGCCATAATCTTTATTTTAGTTCTATTAGTTCTTGTATTTTATCTTCTAATTCAGCATTTAACTTACTTGTAAGAAGTTGATCATTATACATTGTTCTATAGTTTTCTATAAGTCTTTCACAAGCATTTATGTGATGTATATCTTTACAAGATGCAATTATTTTTAAAATCCAAAACCAAGTATCGTCTTTATTTTCACCTGTTGCCATAAATATTTTATAAATTATTTAAAACTGTATCCAGCATAGTTGTTTCATTCTTAAATAGCTTATCCTCTAAAATCTGTCTGTTTACTTCCATATGTGTATGAATATTTTTTATAACCATATCATATGCTTTTGGATGAATTGATTTACAAAAAGAGAATTTAGTATTTGTTAGCTGAATTCCGCTATTCTGAAGTAAGATATAGTAGTGTTTCTGCTCATTGATAAGGAAGTACTTATCTGTAAGCGGTGTCATTTTTAAAGATGTTTTAGGATGTTCTAATAATTTAGAAACAATATCTATAAATTGTTGTTCTTGATGTGTTGGTTTGTACTTGAATAATTTTTTAAACATAACTTTTATTTTTAATTTTTTAATCTGATTAACCACTCTTTATATTTTCCTTCTACTATTCTGAAGTAATGATATTCTGAACATGTTTCGTATTGATTTGTATCAATAGCATTTACAACAGCTTGTTGTATATTTGGAGGTATAAATCCGTTACCGATTGCTCGGAGTTGTTTAATAAAATAGTCTGTGGTTTTCATAACCTTTATTTATAAATTTCTATACTTAAATATACGAAGAATATTTTAAGTATCCAACTTTTTTATGCGAAAAGTTTTTAAACAAAATAACATATCATCTCCCACATACTCATACTGTAGACCGTTTATCTCCACTGTTTTTCCGTGTTTCTTAGACGTTCTAATTGATTTTAGAGTGGGTGATATATCTTCACACCATGTTCTTTTTCCTCTCATAACTTATTTATTTTAATACTTAAATATACGAAAAAAAGCTTGCCTAAGCAAGCCTTTTGTTAATGATTTTGTCGCTGGGATGTAAAGCATATAGACTATGCCAAAATCTAAATCAAGGTCAAAGACCTTCCTTACCACAAAGGCAAGGACAAAAACTAAGTCTCAAAGTTGTTAGCCACTTTTAGTCTCCCTCAGGAGTAACATGTCTAGCGGTTGAGTTCTATCTCAGTTTTGGAAGTTTGTAAGGAAGCGAGTTTACAAATGGCACGGGGCCATTCTGTCTTTTATATGATTGATTTGATATCAAATAGTTTATATTTAAAGACTCCACTATCCCAGCATAAAGCTTTGGAGGATCGGCTTGTGCTTACCTCCTTAGCACCAAATTATTTTAATTGATCCAAGAACGTATCAATAACACCCTGGAATCTCTCAGCTACATTAATCTTTAGATTTGCAGCTTCTTGGATTCTTTCCTGTCTTTTAGCTTCGAATTCTTGAGAAGCTTTTTTTCTCTCCTCATAGAATTTGCTACAAGCATCAGCATACTCTCTACGTAGTTTTTCATTCTCAGCATTTGCTGTAGATTGGATTTCAGCTCGTTCTCTTTGAATTCTTGCATTCTCAGAAGTTACAGCATTTTTTACTTTAGCTTTAAAGTAATTTACTCTTTGCTCATACCCTCTATGTAGGGCAGCTAATTCTTCATGGATAGTAAGCAATTGCTCCGAAGTATGGTGAATAGTTACCTTTAGTGGAGTTTTCTTTCCTACTTCAATCTCCATAAACTCCAAAGTTTTAATGTTTGGAAGTTCAGCTCTTAATCGATCTAGAGTTCCTCTCTTATGGATGAACTGGCCAATATGTGAAGCGTATGCTTCTGCCTCTAAGTATTCGTTATACTCGGCTGTAGTTAATTGATCCCATCCAAATTCTTCTCCTACTTCACTTGGAAGTACTTCACTTACCTCTTTTGGTCTTAGTGGCTCTTCTACACCATAATCGAATACCTCAAATCTAATCTCATTGATTAGTTCATCCTTAGCCTTGATATTTTCCATCAAGAATGCTTGAGTAGCAGATAAGCTAGCTTTTTCTTGTAGTAAGTATACTACGTTATCTGGAATAGGATTTCCTTGTGTTTCAATATAGGTTTCAGTACCTATTGATAAAGTCTTCTCTACGTTGTTGATATTGTCTAACTTAGTAGAAATCTCTTTTGCTCTTTGATTGCACAAATTAGAGATTGATTGTGCTTGAGACATTGATAACCCTTTTGACGATAACGAATTCTTCATAACTATGATTTAAAATTAATAACTTTTATTTTTATTTAATATACGAACTTTTTTTAATTTATTTTAAAATATTATCTAACTGCTGTCCTATTGTTTTATAAACTGTTAAATTTTGATGAGGTTCATTTCTTCCTATTGCTGGATTTATTATGATTCCTCCTTCTTGTTCATATTGTTTATAATACTTGTTTACTCTTTCTTCTGTTATTCCTTTATTTCCTCCCCAACCCCATGATCCTTTTATTACATAAATGGTAGCATTTGGAAAAATTTTCTTTACTGCTTTAAATAACTGTTTAATATTTCCTGTTCGGAAATTGTTATTTGTTCCTATACATAAAACTATATTCTTTACTTTAGGAGATGTTTGATAATTTGAAACCATTGAGGTCAATTTATCAACTGCGATTCCTCCTTTCCATAAGGATCTCACTTTTTCTACCTTATTTGAATTTTTATCAATGTATGGTGTTTGTGAATCTCCTATTATGATATTCTGAGAATGGCATAGTAGTGGAATAAAATATAATATGTATAATAGTTTTTTCATAATTACCGTTCTTTGGGTTAATTTATCCGTATAAAGTTTCTTTTGTTGTAATCTTTAATTCCAGTTTATCTACTCTGGAATCAGTGTGTCTAATGCTGTCTGTGTGTAAATCATTTACTCGATCAATTTCTTGATCAATTCTACGATTTATTGATTCATCGTTTCTAGAAATCCATTCTTCTAGATTTCGAATACTGGTTTCATTTTGTTTTGCTAACTTTGCTGTTCTAAACGCTACCACAACTACCCATACAAAGGCAACTGCACTAACCCCTAAAACAAATGCTAAAATTTGTTCCATAGTTTTATTTTTTAAATTCAAAGAACGGTAATCATAAAATTTGAAATCAGGACAGGATTCGAACCTGTATTTTGTCATCTCATGGTTGAGAGGTCAGCACAAATTCACATATCTGACTGCGAGCGTCTACCATTAGGATATTAAGCCTCGTCTATTAATAGTACATCAGCACCTATTTCCGCCACCTGACTATTGTAAATTACTTTACAGCTGTAGTGTCTACTGCTGTAGTATCTACTTTTACAGTATCAACTTTTACTGTTGTTGAATCTACTGTTGTTGTAGCAGTTGTTTCTACTTTTTTACAACTTACTGTTACTAAAGCCATAATGGCTAATGCTAAAAATACTTTTTTCATGTTTGTTTTTATTATTATTATTATTATACTTAAATATACGAAATTTATTTTACTTATCCAACTTTTTTATGTATTACTGTAAATGGACCAAATTACTAATATTGCTGCTAATACTTGCCAAAATAGCATTTGTTTATCTACTCCTTGCCACCACTTAGTGACATATTTACTGATATTGTCTAATATTTTTTTCATAATATGTTTTGTTAATCCTATTAAAAAGTTCTTGTTTCAACCCACATTGAATTTACCCCAGTTGGTTTACTATGTTCTGTTAATACTTTTTGAACTGCATTTCTTGCTACCTCCCATGTTACTGGTCCTGTTTCGTCTGCATAATCAACTGGATCTTTTCTTCCTAATTTAATAAATGCTTCAATACGTTCTACTGAAGATGCTGATTTATAATCAGAGTACCATTTTTCATATAAGGTATTATCTGTTCCTGTCCATTTCCATAAGATTGGCTTATATGAAGTATTAGTTCTTGAATAAACTTCATCAAAATCTAATAGTAACTCTTTACATAATACTTCTCCATCTTGCAAGATAGTAAATTTATCTCCTTCCAAGTAAGGTGTAAAATAACCTACTTTTTCTGCTTCCCAATTCCCAATTCTAAAGGCTGCATCATCTGCATCTCTAAATTCTTGTCTACAATCAGGATAAATTGCATGATCTCCAGCGTGAATACCTAAAGCAATATCACAAGTCTCTCCTGTACGATTTGCAACTGATAAAGCTACTGCTTGAGTAATAGAAGCAAATATTTTGTTTCTGTTAGGAACAACTGTTGCTTTCATATTATCTTCTGCATAGTGACCTTCAGGCACATCTTCACCTCCTGTTACCAAAGCTGAATCTAGTAGATCAACTAATCCGTCTAGTTTAATTTGATGATAACGTAATTCTGTTTGTGATGGAGTTTCCTCTTTAATATAATTTATTAATGATTGAGCTCTCTCTAGCTCTACTCTGTGTTTTTGACCATAGTCAAATGAGATAGCTGTTACACTATCATACTCTTTTAGACATCTAAGTAATAAAGTGCTGCTATCCATGCCCCCACTCAGTGAAAGGACTACATGTTTCTTATTTTTGTTCTCCTTCATATACTTTTTTTCCAAAATACTCATCTAAAAATTCTCTACGATATAAATGTACATTCCCTCTATAAGCAGGATTTTCAACATATCTTTCTTCAATAACTTCTCTTAATGCAGCAGCAGTAGCAGCTACTTCTAATCCTAATTGTTTTCCTGCTGCTCTACCTAAATAGTCATACAATGACATCATATAAGGTTTTTGTTCTACTGTTTTTTCCATAACTGGTTCTGTAATTAAATTAATAATTTCTAATACGTTTTGTTTTGTAAAAATCGAACTAGGGGATGATTTTACTAATAGTGATACTAATTTTTTGTCCATAACTTTAATTTATTTTTTATTGTAAATTTAATATACGAAAAATATCCTGCTACTCCAACTAAAAAAGCAGAAAAGTTGAAAATATGGGGATGATTTTCCCCACAAGCCCCACAAATATGATTTATAACTTCACTCATTTTTTTAATTTTTTTAATTCCCAAGGGTGATAAATCATTTCAAATGTTTCATAATCTATTTCGACCATTCTTTGATATCTATAACCAAACCATTTAAGTGGATAATTTATTAATTGTATTAAATAAAACTTTATCATTTGTTACAAAATTCTTTAAATTTATTTACATTAAATATAATATCTTCTAATTTAGAATCCAAATTTTCTTCCATAAATTCTTCAATTTTTTCTTTAGGTTTTTCTAATAAACCAAATTCAGTGTATTTAATACCTAAAGCACCACAAATAATTGGATTTGAAGTATCAACTGAATTAATTAAATTAGGTACTGCATCTCTGTAGAATGTAAATTCTTGTGGTGTTGAAGCTCATAATAAGTGAATATAATGATGATCTTTAATTACTTTTTGCTGTAATAAGTATTGAATTAATAGTACTCTTCCAACAGATTGATTAGCTAAGGCATTTTCAGATCCACCTAATTCTTGGTAAACAATAGAGGAATGATTAAAAGCAAAATGAGTATAACCTAAATCCACACATTGTTGGTACAATAAATGTATATCACTCACGGTTTTTCCTTGCAATACTATCATTAATTTAGTACGCATTGGCATCTTATATTGTAACCAATGTTTAGCATTTCTAGCAGTAATTGCTGAATCATTCCATTCGTCAGGAACAATAAAAATATCGGGTTTAATTAAATCGATTTTTTCAAGTAGATCTTGGGTAGTGTGAGTTACTCCCTCAAAAAGGCCATTATCCATAATAATAAATCTGTCTCTTTCTCTTGAATCTAAAAAATATTGTCTGTAATCTGAGTGTTTGTCTAGTAGATGTGGTAAACAATACTCATAATCATTCCAATCCATACTATATTCTAGTAGGCTAAGTGGTAATTCGTGTGAAATTTTAATCATAACGTGATTGTAAATGTTTTAATGATTTTGGTAAATAAAATTTATTGAAAGGGTATTTTTGTTGTAAGTGAATGTACAACTCTTCTAGCGTACCATCAAATTCCTCCATCAGAGTTTTTACTTCATCTTTAGTGATTCTAAAGGCTTTTGATAATTCAGTAGTAATTGATTCTAATCTATTATCTTCTTCCTTATAATGATCTTCTAATAAACGTTTTCTACGTGAACGAAGTAATGAAGTTTCTGCTACATAACGTCCCATATCCTCAAATCCAAACTTATCGTGAACTTTATTCATTTCATGTTCACACCACATAGCTTGATAATTATAGTGAGAATAATCAAAATCACCGTTTTTAATTTTGTCTAATAAAGGAGATTGCTTAGGTAATAATGGTTTAGGATCATCATACATTCTCCACCATCTAAAAGCATTGTAATTTAGTTTACGTAACTTTTTAAATTTTTTTTCTAATTGTTCTTGTGAGCAAGAAGGATTGTATATCATAACTTTTATTTTAATACTTAAATGTACGAAGGCTCCCTTAGGGAGCCAAACTTATTTTATAAGAAGATATGAAGAGGTGACTACTCCAAGAAAAGTACCAACCTTCCATAAGAATGATTTTGTCCTCTGTTGTTTTAATTCTTTATGCAAATCGTCAGAAAGTTTATCATACTGTTGTACTTGAAGTTCTAGTTGCTTAATAATATATTGATTATTAGTATCCTTTTCTTCATGCATCTCTAGCATAACATCTTTTACTTTTGAGATATCTTGTAATTTATCAATTTTAGATTCAAGAAGTTTTATTTCTTCTATACATCCATCATAGCGTAATAAATCTTTAGCCACTTGTCTGGCTACTGGTGTTGGTAAACAAACCTGTGTTGTATCAGTTTTTACTACCGTTAAGGTTTGGGTTGTAGCGGTTTGTGAAAAAGTATTCCAACTCAGGATTAGAAAACTTGTTAATAGTATTAATTTTTTCATTTGTTTTTTGTTTTACAACTGTTATTGTTTTATCTATATGGTGTACTTCGTTATTAATAGTTATAACTTTTTCTTTAACTGAATCGATCTTTGTGTCAATACTTGCATTTATTGTCTTTGCTGAATCTATTTTGGTTTGTATAGATTCGATCTTATCTTTATAACCGTTTATATCAGTTTTAATTCTACTGGTTGTAAGTATATTCCAACCTGCTAATATAACGATGATTAATAATAAGACATTCTGTTTATCTTTAAACATCTCTTTCTCCTTTATGTTTATCTAATTTATCTAATATTTGAGTAAGTAGTTCATTCTTTACAATACCTACCATTGATGCATTTTTTAGTATAGAGATTAATTGAAATACCATAAATGGTGCTACAATAGTTTCACTTAACCATCCCATTCCTATAAATCCTTTTTCAATTGAAAGAATACAAGCAAGCATTACCATCCAAAATCCAAATGTCTTTAATACCTTTAATGCTTTAAATGTTTGAAATCCTTCTCTTTTCATCCCTGCCCACACCCCGAAGAATCCATCAACAAAGATAATCAATCCTACTGCTAGGAATTGTTCGATGTTATCTGCTGTTAGATTAAAGAAATAAGTACCTATAAAGGCTAGTAGTGTTGACATTGATAGTGTAATAGTTAAGCCTGTTTTCATAGTAACTATTTTACGTATTCGTAATACTTTTTAGTTTTTTGATTTCTATCTTCTAATCCATGAGTACCACCATTAATTCTTTTTGTAAGAGCTAATATAGCTGCATCATTAACTCCTTGATCACAAATTGACCACAATTTGTTTTTATCAAAGAAGAACATTGCTGACTCAAAAGAGTAAGTTGTTGCTACTAGATCCGGAGTAGTCATGATCTCTGGCTTTTGTAAATATTGAGCAAATGCCGTATAGTTGTCTTTACCTGTTAATTGAAGAGCTCCTCTTCCTCTGAATTTCCATCCATCACCACTTGCTTCATTACCGTTACCCATTCTTGAAGCATAAACTCTATTTGCAATCTTTTCAGGGTTTCTTGAGTAGGATTCTTCTAAAGTGCCTGGAAAGTATTTTCCGAAGATCTTTTGAAGACCATCTGCTGAATAGTTTAAATTTTCTGTAAATAATTTGAAACCTCCTGTTTCGTGTGCTGTTTGAGCAAAGAAGTGTGCTGCTCTGACTGGAGTTAATTTATAAAACTCCATTGCTTTTTTTATTGTACCAGGACCAAATACTCCATCAGGTGTTGTTCCTATTTTTTCTTGTAAACTCTTTAAACTCATATCTTAATTTTTATTTCTGTTACTGTCTTCGTTTTGACTTCCTTTTGTTCCAAAGTAATATGAAAATATCATGAGTACTAAGGTTTTTATTAAATCGAATAGTTGGTCATTCTGTTCGTCCGATATCAACTCAACTTTCCAGGCAATGATCTTATCTACTATAAATAGGGCAACTAATGCTGTAAATATAAGAAGGATAAACTTAACTAAGATCTCTTGAGTAGCATTAGCAAACATCCTGTGTACAGAGTATACTGCACCACATATTACCCCTAATCCTAGTACTATTCCTAGTACCATTATCCATCCTCCTTCACTAAACATATTATACCTAGTTTAATTAGTTTTTTCTTGTGTGGCATATTTAATACCCATAATTGTACCAACTATTGAAAATGCATTTGTCAATAAAACACTAAACATATTTGACCAAGTTGAGCCAATAATTTGCGTGTCCTTACCTGTAAGCATTGCTAACCAATATAATATAGTTGTTACAACACCTACTCCAACTATAACTGCTAAAGCACATTTAACAATTACTTTTATTAACTCATTTTGACTCTTTTTTAGTACTACGTCTAAATCATTTAAAGCAGTATCCTTTTCTAATTCTATTGATTTTTTAAGTTTTTCAGAGTTTTCTAATTCAATTGTTAAATTCTCTGTAAGCTCATCTATTTTCTTTTTACTATTTACCGCTTCAGTAACATCAGTAGCGATTTTAACTACATCAGTAATATTTCCTTTACTATCAAGTACAGGATTATAAGTTGCTTGTAAATAAACAATAGAGTTATCTACTTTTCTTCTTTCAAATATTCCATCAAAGATTGTACCTTTTCTTAAATTTTCCCAAAATTTAGCATATTCATCAGACTTTGAATATTCATAGCTTACAAAAATACTATGATGTTTTCCAATGACTTTATCTTTTTCATTGGATTTATACCCCATAGTTTCTAAAAATATAGGATTTGCATCTGTTATAAATCCATCAATGTTAAAACTAATAAGAGCTGTACTTCTATTAATAGCATCTATCTGTTTTTTACTACTAACAATAGTACTAATGTCAGTAGCAATTTTCATTATTTTAGTAATCTTACCACTATCATCAAAGATAGGATTGTAGGTTGCTTGAAGATTAATAAGACTTCCATCCTTTCGTCTTCTTTCAAATTCTCCCTGGTAGTATTTGCCGCTTCTTAATATGTCCCAGAATTTTTCGTATTCAAGTGATCTTGCATACTCCTCACATATAAAAGTGCTATGATGTTTACCAATAAGTTCTTCATGGTTGCCTGCACCATACCCCATAGCTTCCAAGAAAATGTCATTAACTCCCAGTATTATACCACTAAGATCAAAGTATATAATAGCGTTACTTCTATTAATTGCTTCAAGTCTACTTAATAACTCTTCTTTCGATAAGTTTTTCATTTTACTCGTTGCTAGACTTGTTTCCTCCTCTAAAACCAGCAAACTTTTCAATTACATCAGGAAGAAAACTACCTAAAGTTATATACATAAATGCATCGAAGATGTATTCATTTAACTCTAGTGCTTTACCCATGTAACCTGTAACTAGGTCAACTACAATTGCAGCAACCATTACTGCAAACGATAAAAAACCAATGATAACTTTTTCGTTATAATCATTTGATTTTTTGAAAATACTAAAAAATCCCATACGTAAATATTTAATTAAGTTAATAAAACTTAAAACCTATTAACGACAACTATTTCTAAGAACGTAATTTATAATAAATATGAAAAGCCCTGGGTTATCCAGGGCTTCTTTTTAAGTAATTTTATCAGTTTTTATCCTTCACATGATACACAACTTTCATTAGTTCTTTGTAAATTATCTCCACGTAATACTGATTCAGTACGAAGATAATACAATGTTTTTATACCTAATTTATGAGCTTCTTTGTGTACTAAACTAATAAATTTAGGAGTATCATTAGGATCAAATGAAAGATTTAAAGATATTGCTTGATCAACATATTTTTGTCTAATTCCGTTTTGTCTTACTAACTCTAATTGATTAATTTCTTTAAATGTTAAGAATATTTCTTTTTCTTCTGGAGATAAGATATAATCAGGTAAACCTAATACAGATCCTTTATCTTTTAGAATTTGTTCCCAAATACTATCAATATTATATCCTTTAGCTTCTAATACTTTTTCTAATATTCTGTTTTTCTTAATGAATACACCTTTAGCTGTTTTTAAGTTATAAACATTAGCAGGAATTGGTTCTGTTGATGGTGAAACACCACCTGAAATATGAGCATTTGATACTGTTGGTGCAATAGCTAAATGATGTGAATGTCTTAATCCTGTTCCTCGGCACCATTCTGGTTCTCCGTATAATTCTGCTTGTTCTTTGGAAGCTTTTAATGCTCCTTGCTCAATAAAATCAAACATTAATCTAGTGTAAGTATCAGCTGGTATTCCAGTAAATGGTAATCCTTTAGATTGTAAAAATGTATGCCATCCTAATACACCTAAACCAATTGCTCTACCTTTTGTTGCAGATCTTACAGTATTTTCAAAGAATTTAATGTTTTTAGCACGATCAATGAACTCTTGTAATGCTCCTTCTAAAAACCATGTAGATAATTCAGGTAAATTCATTCCATTTTCAAATTTGTAATCTTTCCATTCATCCCATCTTGCAAGATTTAATGAAGATAAACAACAAATAAATGAATGTAACTCATCTGTATAAAGTGCAATTTCAGAACAAATGTTTGTCATTGTTACTTTAAGGTTATTGTTTTTATATGCTTGAGGATTAGCGTTATTAACGTTATCTTCATACATGATATAAGGTTCACCTGTCTCTAAACGTGTTTTTAAAATTTCACCCCATAGTTTTAAAGCTTTTGGCTCTCTTTCCTCAAGTCTATTCATAAAAGCATCATCAATAGAAACACATTGGTGTAAATTTAAACATTGTCTATTAACATCACCTTTTGGTCTTCTAATTCCTAAAAATTCTTCAATATCTGGATGATTAATTGATAAGTTTACTGATGCTGCTCCTCTTCTTACTGATCCTTGATTTGTAGCTAAGATAGTTGAATCAAACATTTTAGCCCAAGGTACAATTCCTTCAGATGTTCCATTATCTTTAATAAGTTTACCTCTACCTCTAATACGAGATAAACCAATACCTACTCCACCACCTTGTGAAGTTAATCTCATTAATTCTGAATTAGATCCTGCAATTCCTTCAATTGAATCTTCAACATCAATTCCAAAACATGAAATAGGCATTCCTCTTTCTGTACCCATATTTGATAATACAGGAGATGCTAAACACAACCAGTTCTTTGTTAATGCTTCGTAAAATAAAGGTTGTAAATCCTTACGTTTTAATCTACGAGCTGATGCTCTACTTACTCTTAAAAAAGCTTTAAACACATCTTCTTCAGGTAAAAGATACCCATTTGAAACTATATCTAATCCTATTTGATCCATCCAATTTGGGTAATTTTTACCCTTAACCCATTGGGTTGTGTCTACGTGTACGCTCATGTTGTTAATTAATTTTTATAGGTCTGACCAATCTGAAGTTGATTTGGCATAATCTGTTACTCTTCCTGCGAAGAAATCTTGGTGAGTTTTACCTGATGTTAAATGACCAAACCATTCCATTTGTTTTAATAGGTTAGGATCAATATCATTATAAACTGCATTATAACCTAATTCAATCATTTTTTCATTAGCTCTTGCTTTAATAAAGTTTTGTAATTGAGCTCTGTTTAAACCTTCTACTTCACCCATTTCAAATGCTTTTTCAATAAAATCAAATTCTAACTGTACTGATAAATGGCAAGCTTCTGTTACTTTATTTCTTAATTCTTCAGTATTAAGTTCGGGCATTTCATCTAATAAAGTTCTAAATAACCAACATCCAGCTTTTGAATGTAATGATTCATCTCTTACACTCCACTCAATTATTTGTCCTGTACCTTTCATTAAATTTCTCAGTTGAAAAGACATTAAAATTGCGAATGAAGAAAATAAATTAACACCCTCCGTGAATGCAGAAAATATAGCGAGTGACTGCGCTTTTTCACTTAGAGTTCCCATTGGAGTTTCAGTTAATCGCTCAATTTTACTTAAAGCAGCTTCATCTTCTAAAAATGCTTTAAAATCTTCTAAATCTAAAGCTTCATTTAAACGAGCATATGCTTGGGCATGAATTGCTTCAAATGAACCAAAAGTAGAAGTCATAGCTACAATTTCAGGTTTAGGAAACCATTGTGAAACTTTAGAAGACCAGTAATCATTTACATGCACTTCTGTTTGTGCAAAGGATTTTAAAATATTACCGATTAAGTTTTTTTCGGATTCTGTAAGTTTTTGTTTCCAATCGTTTAGATCTGATGCTAGAGGTACTTCATCTGCTAGCCAGTGTGAACGTTGTTGGTCTAAATAAAAATCGAATGCTTCTTGGTATTCGAATGGTTTGTAGAAATCTCTTCTATCGATTAATGACATATTTTTTAATTTTTAAAAACGTGGTTATAAATATTATTCAGATCCATTGCTTAAACTAAAGTTTTTGAATAGATCACTCATTGCATTCTTCTCATTAGAGGTAATTCCTCCAAATTTAGATGCAGGAGCTTGTGGTTGATTTTTGTAATCTTCAGTATCATCATACTCTCCTAACACTTCAATATGACCACAAGAAGTATCAATATTGACATTATAAGTCATACCATCTGGTCCGTAACGATTCTTTTGAATGTGCCATCTTCCTGTACCTTCTGTTTTATCTTTTTTCAATCTTGATTGAGACATACCAAAATCTACAATAGCTTGTTTTTCATATGAACCTGCTGATTTATCACCTTCAACAATTTCATCTTTAGCACCTGCTCTATTTACTTGTGAAACTGACCAAATAGGTAAATTTAATTCTTTGGCTAAACCTTTAGTTCCATAATGTAAATCATCAATTTCTTCCTTCTTTTCCTTACGTCGTGAAGGTGGTTTTAATAAATCTACATAATCAATTAAAATCAAATCAGGTGTAAAACCTAAATCCATTGTTTTCTGAATATGTGATTTAATTGTGGTTAATGATGCTCCTTTAGAAGGGTATTCTTTAATGATAATATTATCATCATATTCTTCTAACATTTCTTTAATTTTATCTTGGTAATTGTGAACATCACTTACAGAAATACCTGTGTAATAAGCATCATATCTTTTACCAACATAATCCTCACCTAATTCTAAAGTATAATGAATTACTTTATAACCTAATGAACCAGCAAATGCACCTAATGCTACTAAATCCCATGATTTACCACCACCAGGACCACCATAAATTAAACCATAGTCACCACCACCTAAACCACCTTGTAGCAATGTATTTAATACCGCCCAAGGTGTAGGTACTACTTTTCTACTTGATTCTCTATAACGAGATTCAATATCTTTTTTATACTCATGACCTAGATTTTTATCAGCACCTGCTTTTAAAGCATTATCAATTAGTAATCTGATATCATCGTAATGACCACTTTTTAGTAAGTCTACTGAATCCATTAGAGCGTTTTTTAATAATTGATTTTTACAAAAATTAGAAAATTCTTCTTCAACATACTCTTGATCATCATATTGAGTAGTGTAAACTAATTTTAACTGTTCTTTTACAGCTGTTTGTAAAATATCATTATCAATTTTTTTAACCTCAATCTTTAAAGTATCTAAGGTTGGAGTTGTATGATATTTGTCAAAATATTTTAAGGTTTCAGTTAAAACCCACTTATGACCAGGGTGTTCGAAATGGCTATCATCAATAATGTCTCTGACATTAAGTAAAAATGCTTTATTTTTTAGTAAAGAATTGATTACTTTTATTTGAAAATTAGGACCGTAATCCTTTAAACTAGCGAATGCAACCATTTATATAACTTTTATTTTTTATGTTTGTAATTTGTAAGATACGAAAAATTATTCTGGATCCAAAATTCTATGTTGGGAGATATTTGTCTTTCTAACAAATCTGATTTATGTAATTGTAAGAATCTTGCTTGGTTTAAAGTATAAGGATCTTCTAATAATAGATTTTCTAATACTTCAGTATCATAATCAGGAATATTAGGATTTTCTAATGACATTAATTGCTCATTTATTTCTAGTTGTTTTCTAAATAAATAAACATTACCATAAATTCCATTTTCTTCATGCTTATCATGTCCTTTTTGAATAATTTCTTGAAGAGTTACTTTAGTATCTTCAGTAAGTTCAGGAAATAATTTAAATAATTTTTTAGGACCTAATCCTTTTACTCCAGGTAAATTATCAGAACTATCACCCATTAGTACTTTATAGTTAATAAAGTTTTGAGGCCATAATCCATATTCATCAAATACTTCTTTAGGACCATAAAATTTCTTCTTAATAGGAGAGTATACTTGTACAGTATCACTACACAATTGTAAGAAATCCTGATCGGCTGACATTATAATTGATGAATCAAATCTAGGGGCTAGATAACCAATTAAGTCATCTGCTTCTAATTTATCTCTAGTTATAATGCTAATAGGTAATGTTTTTAAATAATCAATTAATCTTAACATTTGTTGTGATAATGAAGCAGATTCTTCTTCTAAATTATCAAATGAAGACCAATTTGTTACTCTTTTTAATTTACGATTACCTTTGTAATCAGCATACAAATGTTTTCTATTTGTAGTATTCCCTTCACCATCAAAAACACAAATTACTCTAGTAGGTTGTACTAAATTAACTACATAAGCTAATGATCTTAAAAACCCAATCATACCCCCAACGTGTGTTCCTTGTGTGTTTGTGCTGTTTATAACAGCGAATGATCTTAGGAAAGTATTCATACTATCCACCAATAAGACCCTACTATTTAAATGTAGGGCCTCACTTTGTGAATCTTCTTTTATGTTGTTTAAAAGATCTTTATAATCCATAATTAAATTTCAGATGTGTCTACTCCTAAGAAATCAAGGTTTTCTTCTTCAACGATATCAAAATCATCGCTTCCTAAGATACTAGCCCAATTTTTAGAGTGTTCTTTTTTATATTTGTTTATCTCATTAGGTGAATTCTTAATAAACCCGTGAGCAGTACTTACAATAGTACCTTTGGCTGTTACACCTGTTACGTGATTTTTATCACAAGATACTTTGGTTTTTAAAGCAAATTCAATTTCTTTACCGTTTTTAGTAGCTTTTACTTTTTGAGTACCAGGACTAGTTACGTTACCAAAGGTAATAATGAATGAGGCATCAAAAAACATACTATCACCGCCTTTATTCCGTAATTTTGGCTGAGCCATTGGCATAAGTGCTGGTTCAACCCATACTTTGTTTACACAAAGCATTGTGTTAGTGTATGTTTGAGATTCTTTACGAGACATAATCAATCTTTGATTGATAAAGTTAGCAAATTGTTGAGACATAGCACCTGCATTCCACATTGGTGAATTAGTATTCTTATCGATAGACATCTGACATGGAATAGATCCAATTGAATCCCATAAGAATAATAAATCATAAGGTAAATTACCTTTCTTTTGCTCATCTAATAAATCAGCAATAAATGCAGCTACATCTTCAATAGATTGTAATGATTCTCTATCTGCATAAATAAAGAAACCTTTATAATCTTTATTTCCATCTTCATCAACTGTTTCACCCAAATCAAATCCCATTGCAGACCAATGTTCCCAACTGTGTTTCATCTCAGTGATGATAATAACTGGTAGTACATTAGTTTTTTGTGCTTCGATTGCAGCTTCAATCAATAATGTAGTTTTACCTGTATTACTGTGACCTCTAACTAAAGTGATATGTCCTTTAGGAATACCAGGCATTTCTAACATTTCAGAAACAGGATCAGAAAATTTAATCCACGCTTGTGGTTTAAAATTAGATGAACTTTGTCCTAGATTTTTACCTTTTTTGAACTTATCAAGTGAGAAAGTCCCAGTAACTGCCTTTCCGATATTACCGGAAAGGCTTTCTGTTTTTTTACCGGCCATAAATTAATTAATTATCACCAAATAAGTCATCAAACTCATCAGCGGTTGGGATTTCTTTTTTAGCTGGGAATGCTTTATTCGCAACTGGTTTTTTAGTATCTAATTCAAATTTAGATGCTGATGGTGTTGATGGTTCAAAATCCGTAGCAGGACCATCCATTATACTACCTTCTTCTTTAACTTCTTCTTCTGGGTTTAACCATTCAGCTAAGAATTGTTTAATTTCTTCAAAAGTATAACGTTTTGAGAATGAAGTTGGGTCTGGTTGTGTTTCTAACCATTTGTTTAACTCATCATTATCATTACATAATGGTGAAGTTTTTAAAGCAGGCATAATACGAGATTTATTGTACTCAGTTCCTGTAGTTTCAGGTCCTACTGTTTCAATTTTCATATCTCTACCTTCCATGATATCGGTAAAATCTCCGATATCCTCATCAGCAGCTAATGATAGTAATGATTGATAAATTTCCTTACCAAATTCCCATAAACGTACTCCTTTGTCTTCTTCACCTCTAACGATAACAGGAGCAAAAACTCTCATTTTTGGTTCAAGTTTTTTAGCTAATTTCCAGTTTTCAGGTTCTTTAGTTTTACGAAGTTCTTTAGAAAATTCGATGATTGGGTCTTTTTCACCAAAGTTTGAAGGTGAAATAATTGTTCTTTTTCCGATTCCATAATGGAAATATAATTCTCTAAATGGATTTTCGGGATTGTACTTTGAAGGAACAAACCTTACTAAGGCTTTTCCAACTGTTGGTTTCCAAAAGCTTAATGCTCTTTCATTGTTTTTTGTGCCACCTCCTTTAGGTGCGGATAGGGCATTCAACTTGTTTTGAATCAAGTCTAAATTCATAACTTTTTAAATTTAAATGTTAAAACTAATTTATGTGATCGTAAATATAATAAAAATATCTCAGACAGCCAAATATTTTTACAAAGTAATTATCTTGTAAATTTTTGTATCTAATTTTCTTAACTCACCTGCGTGTGTCAATAATATGCAATTTTTATAATCAATCCAATTGATTGTATAGGAAGTATCCAATACTCCTCCATTTAATGATTTGATTAAATCATTTAAAGCATTTATAGTATAAAGGGTATTTGATTCCTTTTTTCTGTGTAGTAAAATTGTATTACTTAACAGCCCATTAGTCATGTTGTTATGATCTATGTTATAGGTGCAAACGTATTCCTCTGTAGAGGCAATATATAGGACAAATATCTTATTAAATAGGATTTTGTATTGGGATTGTATAAGGGATAAAGTACTTTCCAAGTCATTCTTACTTGAAAATGTACAAAATAATTTGTTCATATCTTTTAAATCTGGGTAAGTGACATCTATGTCATACTGGAAATAAATATATGAAGGGTCTATAACCTGTGTATTAATCATAACTTTTATTTATAATTTATTTAAATTATTGTAATCTGTTCCATAACTCGCATTTACTTTAAATCCGAATTCATTCTCTAGTAAATTCTTTATTTCTTTTAATACCTCCTTCCCATCTTCTCTACTATAATCCACTAAAATCGAATCATACGTGTATAATATAATATTACTTTGTTTACCTTCCAAATACCTTAACACATTTCTTATCGAGTTTACATTATAAAAAGTCTCCCCTGATTGTATAATATAATTCAATAGTTTTTGAGGTGTAACGTTTTCAATACCCTGCGCAAACAATTTTCTCCCTCCAACCAACTCTATATATCCCAGGGAATTAAAATCTTGATATATTTTATCTGTATATTCTTTCACTTTAGCAAAAAACGGTATGTCTTTGTATTGTTCAAACACTCCTCCATATAGTTGTTTAAATGTTAATTCTTTAGATGTTTGATATTGTTCCGCTGTTAGTTCCTCCGTTTTAAAATACATTTTTCCCAAGTGAGTGTGAACAGAGGCCTCATTAAACTCGTATTCAATCAATTTTGCTAAAATACGTGGATGATACGAATCATAATCAAATTCAAATAAAACATCGTTTTGAGATACAAAAGCAGCTCGTTGACCGTTGTTTTTACTTAAGGCCGCAAAGTTAATTCCGTTAAATGAGTTTGTAGGTCTTGAGGTAAAATTGTACAAGTTATATTGAGTATAAATTTTATCATCTTTTATGTTGAATTTGGCGTTTTTAGGCTTGAAATTCTCGCTAAAAACAGGCATATTCAACGCGATACCTTGTTTCTCGATATCATGGAACACCCTAACATATTCATGGTTATAATAGCTGTTATAGTTTTTTAAACTTAAAAAATCTACTATCTTTTCATATATCTTTTCTTGGGTCTCATAGTGTTTGGAAATTGGGATAATCGAATTTAAATAAGGTTTATCTTCATAAAGCCGTTCAAAATGAGTGTGAATGCTTGTTTGGCAATCTTGTATATACGGAGGGGTGTGGGTGGTGGATAGTGAAAGCAAATTTACATCTAAAACATGTTCACCTAAAAATTCTTCCCCTATTAAATGAGCAGTTGTTTTTTTATCTAAAACGTAGATTGATTTGTGTTTTAGAAGAAATTCTTTTACTTTTTCTAAGCTTAAATAAAATCCTTCACTATGATTTATAGTTAGTATTAATCCTTTACCATGTTTTGGTTTATAGTAAATTAATGATACTTTAGTTAATATTGGGTGGTAGTTGGATGACAGTGGAATAACATTAATATAACAACTCTCTTGTGAATGGAGTTGTGATAATTGATCTTGTGTTTCTACTATCCAAAATGACATAACCTTTATTTTTGTATAATATAATAAGGCTCCCTACGGGAGCCAAATTTATTTTTATTTATTTTGTATTTTACAATATAGAAAATTCATTATTTAATAATTTGGCTTTTACTTCTTCTTTTGGAAGTTTTACTACTACTTCACCATTATTATCTAATCCAAAAATTGGAAGTCTTTCTTCACCTTCCATATCACTAAGAGTAGGATAAGCATATAATATTACTTCATCTCCAGTTACTTCTGCTGCTCCATCTAAATCTTCTAGTTGGTGAATACCTTTAGGAAGCATTGAAAAATCTATATCATTATCTTCCATATCTTCTTTAGCATAAATACTATTGTTAAAGCTATCTTTTGTAAAATTATTATACCAATCTTCAAATGCTTTTTCATCAAATTTATCTAGATTGTACCCACTAATATTATCAGAATCAAAGTCATAATAACCTGCTCCTCCTGAACCTACTCCTCCAAGTATTCCATCACCAAAATCAAATCCGGCTTCCTCAAAGGTATCAATATTGTTTTCTTTTAATAATTTTCCTTCAGCAAGGAATTTTTTTAAATTAAATGTGTTTTCCATTTTTATTTATTTTAGTTTTGTGTAAAATATTTTTTTATCATTTGAAATACTTCTTCTGGTGTTTTGAAATTAATGTACATGTTCCATAAATCCTCACTCCAGTATTTTCCTCTTCCGTTTTTTATTTGGGCTTCTATCTTTTCAGCTTCAGCTTTACCTGCTTTTTGAATTAGATATTCACGAGGATTAAAGGTATTTTCAGCTATAGTTCCTATATCACTATAAGGAAAAACAACTTGTCCTTTTTTATTAGTCATTACGATTCCATTCCATACTTCAAAAGGTTTTCCACTTTTTACAACTTTAGATAATCTACCTTCTAATCCTTTTTTAAATTGTTGGAAATGAGGGCCCATTTTTTCTTTAAATTCTTGATATCTAACTTGAGCTGCTCTATTAGTTAAAGTTTTACTATTTACAATAGCATTAACTAAAAGAGGATTCATATAAAGTTTAGTACCATCATTACTTAACATAAAATCTTTATCATTAAACATAGATGAAGGAATTATTCCCTGATTAGGAATAAATCTTCTACCACCCCCACCTTGAGTATTTTGAAAGTCAAAACGTTTAAAATCTTCTTTTATAGGTTTAAGTTTTGCTTTAAATGAAGATTGGATTGATAATCTTCTTGCTTTTTCTTTAGCTTTTTTAATTGCTTCAGCTTCAGAAACTGCTTTTACTTCAATGCTATCATAGTCTTTTTCATCATCACCATAACGATACCAATATTCAACTTCATATGTTTTCTCTTCAGTAGATTCTGTCAGGATATCTTTTAAGATATCGTTTAATTTAATATTGCTCATATTTAATTTTTATTTTCGGTTAAATTCTATGATTGCTAAAATGCAACCAAAGATTGTAATTCCAACCATAAGACCGTAGCCCATTTCTTTATAAACTGTTTTATAATAAATATACGAAAAAGATTTTATATAGCAAACTGAGTTGGATTACTTAGATATTGTTTTATACCTATAAAATTTTTTTCTGCTTGATTTAATATTTTTTCATTGGTATCAATTATACCGGGTCTTACTTTAATTCCGTTTACTAATTCATCGTGTAGAGGACCTGAAATTTGCCATTGAATGGAAATTGCTCTCCAAACCGAGTAATTAAGATCACCTCGTTGTTTAGTTAAATTATCGTAAGTGGTTTTATCTATTTCCATTACTCTAAATTGAGTACCACCTTTTTGTCTTGCAATATATCTTGTAATTTTGCCTGCTCTATAATCTGCTTCTGTTGGGCGAGGAGTAAATGGGGTAGGATCTATTAAATTAGCATCTAGAGATGAATTTAAATTATTATATGGAATTTTTTTAAGGGTATCAATATCTAAATTTATATTATCCTTTCTTAAAAGGGTTGGTGTTAAAGGGATTGAAGATCCTTTACTAGGATCAATTCCTGTAAATGATTCTCCTGTAAAAGTAGTATAATAAGGACCAGTATAATCTTCGCCACTAGGAGTTTCAAATTGCCCCGGATTAGCGGTTTGGTTTGTTATTATTCGTGATTTTGGGAAATATTTCATTTTTATTATAATACTACTCCTGTAGCTTTTGCTATTTTATATGCTGATTGTTGGATTAAAGAAGCACCATCTTCTCCTAACCCATCTCCTGTTCCTAATTGATAAGCTTCATAACCTCCACTTATTCTTTCTTTAGTTATTACAGTTAATAATTGGTCGGATGTTGTTGATCCTGCTTTGTAGGCATTATTAAGTATAATTGCAAATCCTTTAAACCATCCTTCCCCATTCCAAGTAGCGTAAACCATATTATAATATAATCTTCCATCTGACTCCACTAAAGTTTTTACTGGAGCTTTTGCATATTTATTAATTAAACGCTCATATTCGGGTTTCATTATTTCAATTGCTAACTTATATAATTCACTTTTTATTGGGTCTTTAGGAACATATAACCAAGGCCATGTAGTTCTAGCATTATTATCATCCATAATTTTCCAGAATTTTTTACCAGCAGTAGTTGTGTTTATACTACCACCTGCTTTTCTATCAATACCAAACATAGTTTCACCACTAGCACCATATCTACTATCTTTACTACCTGAACCTTTGTAATAGCCCCCTTCAAGATTAACAATAACTGCTTTAGTAACTTCAGCGAAAGTACGCATTTCTTTAGTTACTTTAATAGGAGGATCTGGAGGGTTTTTATCTACTTTATTTCCAGCACCTTTATAATCAGATAAAGATTTTTGTTTATCTTTAGCTGCTTTAATTGCTGCTTTCTCTGCTTCAGTTAATGGTTCAAATCTAATATTAAGGGTTTGTCCTGTTATTTTAGTAGTCCATTTATTACTACCAAAATTTTGTTCTATGGTGTGTAAAATAAAAGCAATTTTTTGTTTTCCTTGATCAGAACCTGATTGTATTAAGTATGATTTGGGTAATGAATCTGCTGGTATAGTAAAGGCTGAGTGAGGGATTATTCCACTTAACCCATCCATTTCTAAACTAAAATCTAATGGTAATATAACTCCTGAATTAAAAGAATTATCATCTCCTGATTTATAAGGATCAGAAAATACTTCTCTAAATGAATTTAGACAGGAATCTATTTTATCTGTGGTAAGTTTTTTTACATCTGCCATAAATTATTTAATTTATTTAGTACCAAGTTTTATTTCTACCAGTTTGTTTATAAGCAAAAGCAGTCCAAGCTGCTTCAATAACTGTATCTTTAGAAAATTCCCCATTAACTGCTTCATAATAATCTTCTAATTTATCATGTATATAAGTGTTAAAGGCTAAATCTGTAAGTTCAACATTAGGTCTACTTTCATGAAATTCACCCGTTGAATATTTAGATATTTGCCTTGCTATTGTATTAATGTCTGCGTCGGAAATTTCTTTATAAGCATCCTCATAGGCTTTTAGTAAAGCATTGTTTTCTCCTTTATCTTCTAGAGATCTAGCTGCATCTACTAAATCCTCTTTAATTTTTAATAATCTTTCTAAAGCTAATTTTTTTATGTTTTCTTTTGGGACAGATTGTAATCTAGCATCTGCAGTTTGTTCTAATCCTAATTCTTTTTCTTTTTCAGCACTTTCAGCAGCAGTACTTGATCTAGCTCCGGTTCCTACAGCATCATATATTTTTTCTATAAAATCTCTTAATTCTACATATCTTTGTACAGTATTATCATTAGTACTAGCATTTTGATTTGAATCATTAGCTGAATCTACTCTAACTGTACCTAGTCTATTATATAATCCTTTATTTAAGTGAGAAAAAGCTAATGCATTTTCTGCTCCTTGTACCCCATAAGGTTGAGCTTGAGCCGCTACTACAATCATAGCGGCAGTATTAGGTGCTATTTTAGAAGTATAATCAAAATTATATACTATACTTTTTTTACCTAAAATAGGTATTTCAGTATAAGTTGGAACAGTTTGACCGGGCCCTACTGTTCTTCTACCATCTAGTATTCTAATGCATTGAGTATCATCGTCTGGAACTATTCTAAACTCATTGTAGCCACCAGTAGCTTTAGAGATTCCATCTAATATATCTTTAACTAGATCTACAAAATAAATATCTCCTTTAGTATTAGTAGTTCTCCATTTTTTCATTAAACTTGTTACCCAATTTATATTTACTAAAGTATACATAAATTTTCCTCCTAAGTCTGCATCTCCAATTCCAGGAGCTTTAGAATTATTTCCATAAAAAGGAAAATAGTTTTTAATATTATCAAAATACTTAGAAGTTATCCCAAATGGTAATTGTTGTGATCCCATTAAACATATTGTAGGATCTAAAGAACAATGTCCTGGGAATGTATAACATCTATTAGTATCAGGGTTTACATCTATGTAGTTATAGGGTTTTTGGTTAGTTGAGCTTGTAACATCTTTTTTTCGTTCATATATCATTCCTAATTTATTTATTAGTAATAATAAATGACCTAATGTAATATAAACTTGTTCTAATCCGGGTTTTGTATCATCATTATTATTCAAACCTGCCCCATCAATTTCATACCCTGCAACAAGTCTAGAAAAGAATTTTTCAGGTATAATTTCAGGAACTATAGAATCTATATTACTAGTATGGGGTGCATCCATACCAGGAGTATTAATTAAACGAAAATTATAGCCTTTTTTTATTAATTCTGGGTTTTTGAACCAGTTAGATATACTTATGTTATCTACACCAAATATATAATCTAGCCAGCCTTTATATGTGTCATTAAAGTCTATGTAAGAACCTGCTATATTATTTTGATTAATAACATTATTTTGGTAAATATTAAATAATGCACTATTTAATAAAGATAAATTTTTATCTGATACTACCGGGTACATTGAAGAAGTATTAGCATTATCAGATGCTACATTTGGTGGATTTTCACTTTTAAATTCACCTGAGAGGTTTACTTTTAATGATTCTAGAATATCTCCTGCTCCTACTAATTGTACTTGACATTTAAATCTTCCGTTTCCATCAAGAGTATAAGAAAAATTTTTAACTGTTCCCCAAGAAGCATCGTAATTTCCGCTATGGTTTTTTCTATTAGCTGCTATTTTTTCCATTAATTCTTCTTTGGTATCAATACCATAAAAAGGAAGTGGTAATGGAGTAGTTTCTATAGTTCCAGTATCATTATTAATATAATTTGTATGACCCCATTCAACTAAAACTCCAAATCCTAATTTCATATAAAGTGCCTCCATAATATTGAGTTGCTCCATATTATGACATACAAAATTAAATGTAGTTTCTTTTAAGGTACCTAATTTACCACCAGTTTTAATAGAAATATCAATTAAACCAGGCATCGGAACTAAACCAAAATCAGTTCCTCCTATACCATAAGCCCCATCAGGACCTACTCCTGAACGTAAAGTATAAGAATCTGCTCCTCCTAAATGATTTAATACTCCTCCTTGTAGAATGTATTTTTTAGATAATTCGTTTCCTTCTAATCCTTGATATCTTTTATTTCCAGGAGAAACATTAGCACCTGAACTAATTCTAATCCAAACATTTCTATTTGATAACCAGTTTAGTTCTGAAGAAGATCTATAGTCTTTATTAACTAAAGCTTTACGTTTTTCTATTTGAGTAGCTACATAAGGTTGAAAGGCAGAACCAGCAATATTAGTATAATCTAAATTAGCCATAACTTATTATATATTGTTTGATTGGTCAAATTTTGATAAAAGACCTGATAAATCTTTAGGTATTCTTAAATATACTCCTGTTGGTGGATAAACTGAATCCCCTGCTAAATTATTAGCCATAGCTACAACCCACCATAAAGTAGCATCTCCATAAAAATCAAATGCTATATTATCTAATCTATCTGTTACTCCGGTTAAGATATAATTATCATCTGGTTGGGCTTCAATGTCAGGATAGTATGTTGGTACATACATTGTTTTACCTGAGGTTGAAGTTATTCCAGTATCATTTTTAGTAGTGGAGATAGTTTGATATCTACTTGGCATAATTTATATTTTAATATAAATATGTAATGTACAAAAAATTTCAATTTAAATTATAAACCCGCTTCTGTGGTTGCTTCAGCTTTTGCAGCTATAATAACGTCCAATAATAATGAAGATGGTGAGCCAGATGATACTGTTCCATCAGGAGCAATAACATCCCAATAAAAGAAACCTTCTTGTAGAGCGTATCTTACTTCCCAACGAGCAGTTCCTGCGGGGCCTGTAATATTATCACCAACATAAAGAACTCCAGGTATCCAAGAATTTGATGGTGGCGCTTGGGTTGTTGTAGTAGTAACAGCAGGTGCAGTATTTATATCATTAGTAGCTGTAGTAACTGCAGGAGTAGTTGTATCAGTATTAGTTAATGGTGGAGTTGATGTTGGAGTAGTTGAAGCAGGAGTAGGGGCGGCTGTTGCTTTTTTCCCACGTTCAGCAAATTCAAAATCTTTTCTTTGTAAATAATTATTAGCTACTGCTTCAGAAACTATGATTGGTTGTTTTAAACCTCTTTGTGGTAAAGATCCACCTTCTTTAGAATGTTGAGCTATAGGTTTAAAATTCATTTGAATTTTTAATATTTGTGGTACTTCCATTTGTCCTCTATCATTTTTAGTAGGATCAGAAAGATTAGTATCATTATTTTTAAGAATAATATTTACAATATTTAAAATTTCATCTTCAGGCTGTCTCATTTTAATTTCCCAAGGATAATTATCATCTACACTTATATTCATAGAAGTAATAACACCCGTAGTTCTATAGAAATATTCTCCTATAGTTAATTTATGAAGACTACCTCTCATAAATCCGGTTCCAACTTCATAATCTGGGTGAAGAGTAGATGCTAAATAATTTACTTTTTGGTAAATTTTTTCCATTTCTTGAACGGATTGAGCAGCTACTATAAAAGTAAACCCAACGTCTCTTGTAAATCCTTGGTAAGTATAAAAGTTTTCACCTCTACCCATATATTTTTTAGCATCCCATTCAGCTCCTATATTATCAGAAAAATTAGTAATATATGCTCTAAAGTGCATTCTGTTAGTTTCATTAGGGTAACCATTATCTATAGCTTCTATACAAAATTTAATTAAATCTCTAACCGCAGGATCATCTTGTTCAACAGGAGTATCAATACTTCTTCTATAGATAGGAGACATATTAATTTTATCTTGCCCATCAGGAAAAGGATTATAAAAACTATTTCTTTTATCACTAGGCCTAGCTCCAGGGTTACCAATTCCAATTCTAGATTCCATTTTAAAACCGTCTCCATTAGGACCAAATGTGTTATAACTAACACTATTCGCTAATGCTTGAACAGTTGGATCATTAGTTTGAGCTCTAAAATCTTGGGTTTTTCCAAATACTGCAAGATCATTACCTTTAGCGGCTAATAAAGCACTATAACCCATAGTGTTATTAAACTGGTTTATAGTACCTTCAAATTCGGTTGGAGTTTGTTCGGGTCGTATAAAATCTTTAGAAGATTGTTGGTATGAATTTTTAGGGTATTTATTATTACTAAAAGGATTATCAATAAAATCAATATTTTCTTTACCACCTGATAAATCTATTTTTTGTGGGGTAAATGGAGGTAGTGAAAAATTATTACTAGAAGCAAAGGGATTATCATTAGTGTTTCCAAAACCGTTACTTGTATTTATTGTAGAATTTAGATTTAAAGTTGGGGATACATTAGCCCCCATACTTGCAAAATCGGGTTTTGGTGCTTTTTTTAATTTATATAAACCATCTACTAATCCTCCAATTTGATTAACTTTTATATAATCAGTTAATCCTAAAGTTTCTAAATAATTTATAGTACCCTTATCTGGGGTAGATAAATTAGAATTAGTATTAACTACTCTAAAAATAGTTGTGTTACCATCTCCATATGTTGAGTCAGGTCCTCCTACATAATCAAATAATATATTATCATCAAATGC